CAGTTCACTCATCGACAGCGAACCAACCGGAGCAGCAGACATGACCTACGACCAAGCCGCCGCCAGCTACCTTCTCGCCGGCAAGCCGATCCCTCAAGCCCTGCTGCGCGACGCCGCTCAAGCTTTTGGCGAAGAATGCCCCGAGTGCGGCAACAGCGACACGGAAAGCAACGGCAGCACAGAGTTCCGCTGCTGCGCCTGCGACCACCGCTGGGGCCACGAGTACGGAGAGCGCTACGGGTTCTGACCCCCCCCGCTGCATGAGCAGCGGCCTAGGAACCGACCCAGGCCATTGTTTACACAGGAGAGCCCCATGTACGACCTCAGCATCACCCCGCCCCGCATCGTCAACACGCGCGTGATCGGCCGTGCGCCGGCTCACGGTGACCTCCGCGCCTGGGACGAGGTGTTCCCCGACGGCACCGTGAAGAGCTTCGAGGAGTTCCACCACGTCATCGTGTTGCCCACCTTCGGCCCGATGGGCACCGTGGGGGTGCGGGAGACCACGCTGCGCAAGTTCAAGGCCGACCTGACCACCAGCTACATGCAGGGCCCGGTGGATCACTGGACGCACGTCCTCGCGAAGGACGCCGACGACGCGCGCCGGCAACTGGAGCGCGATGGCCATGAGGTGCGTCACATTGAGGTGGCCGCATGACCGCCACCCAGCGCGTGGCAGCGCTGCGCCAGCGCCGGGCCGAGCAGGGTCTGGTGCGGCTGGACCTGTACGTCCACCCTGACGACCACGCGGCCGTCAAGGCGGTCGCCCAGGCGCTGACGCAGCGCCGGTTGTCTAACCGCGACTGTACGCAAACCGTCTCCGATCCTATACAATCGAAAGGCCCCCGGAACTCGGTCACGCAGCCCCGCGTGGCCGGGTAACCCGGTGGGTTCAATCGAGGAGCATCTCATGGCACGCAACGTCTACGTCGTGGAGGCCGATGGCCTGCCCGCCCGCCTCATCGAGGCATCGCAGAGCACCCAGGCTCTCGCCTACGCCGCCCGGACCACCTACGCGGTGCGCAAGGCCAGCCAGCAGGACCTGATCAAGCTGCTGCCCGCGGGCATCAAGGTCGAGCAGGCGGTTCAGGAGCCGGGCCTGTTCGAGCCCGAGCCCGAGGTCAAGGTCGACCCGGCCGGCAACGTGGTGGCGCTCGCGGCATGATGCACATCAACTCGCCGCGGACGGACGACGACTCCGTCGAGCAGGAGATCCGCAGCAAGGGCCTCAACGCCCCCAGGATCACGCCGCAGGACGTCGAGGCCACCATCGCCCATGAGACGTGCTTCACTGCCGCTGAGGGCTTCATGGGCCATGCCTGGGCCACCATGGCGGACAGCCGCAGCATCAAGCCCCCGGCGCCGCTGGAACTGGTGACCATCTGTGTGCTCACCCTGCGCAACGGCTACACGATCGTGGGCACCAGCGCCTGCGCCGCGCCGGAGAACTTCGACGCCGCCATCGGCCGCAAGATCGCCCGGCAGAACGCCACCCAGCAGATCTGGCCGCTGCTGGGCTACGTCCTGAAGAACGTCCTGGCCTTCAGCGCGGGGAAGTGATGGACACCACCGACATTGAGATCCGCGCCGCGGGCTTCTGCTTGCAGCGCACATGCCACGGGCTTGCCAGGGACGCAGGATGGTGGAACGTCGACGGCCAGGAGCGGTTCTACACCTACGCCCCAGGCGTCAAAAACGCCTCAGGCCGCAACATCGGCGAGTTGCTCTGCCTGATCCACTCCGAGATCAGCGAGGCCATGGAAGGCGCCAGGAAGGGCCTCTACGACGACAAGCTCCCCAACCGCCCCATGCTGGAGGTGGAGCTCGCCGACGCAGTCATCAGGATCTTCGACATGGCCGGCGGGCTCAACCTCGATCTCCCAGGCGCCATCGCCGAGAAGCTGCAGTACAACGCCAGCAGGGCCGACCACAAGCCCGAGAACCGGGCCAAGGCCGGCGGCAAGGCATTCTGATAGCCTACAAGGCATCAGGAGTACACCATGCCCAAGACCGGACGCCCCAGCACGTACACGCCAGAGATCGCCGCCACCATCTGTGCCCGCCTGTCCAACGGCGAAGCACTCCCATCCATATGCGCCGCAGAGGGCATCGGGGTCTCGACGGTGTACCAGTGGCTGAAGGCGCGGCCCGAGTTCGCGGATCAGTACGCGCGTGCGCGGGAGGATCAGGCGGACACGCTGGCGGCGCAGATCACGGCGCTGGCGGACGAGAAGCCGCAGATGGTCGTGGACGACAAGGGCGTGGCTCGGATCGACTCTGCCTGGGTGGCGTGGCAGAAGAACAGGGTCGACGCCAGGAAGTGGGTCGCCAGCAAGCTCAAGCCGAAAGCCTACGGTGAGAGGGTCCAGGTGGCCGGCGACGCTGACAACCCGATCAAACTGGAGGCGGAGGTTCACGCCGACAAGCTGCTCCAGGCGATCCTAGAGAACGCCCAGATGAAGCGTCAGGCGTCGGAGTCATAGGCATTTCCTATGGCTGGAGCCAGGGTAAACCCTTGGTCGGGTGCTGGGGGGATGCGGAAATCCCGGGCTGAGACCGCTTGGGCTGGTGGCGGGGCCTGGGGCGTCATTGGGATTTCCTATACCTCGCTGCGGCGCTTGACAGCCGCTGACGGAGCCTGCAGAATGCGTCCCGTTGGCGTGAGAACCGACATTCAGAGCCCTTGCCCATCCTTCCGCCCCGGCCGCGAGTCCGGGGTTCTCACCGGGAGGATGGTCAAGGGCTTCGTCGTTTCTGCGCCGGCCGTCAGGGCGCGTTAGCAAATGGGTCTGCATGGACCGCACCCGGGAAACACCGGCCTCCCTCCACCCGGGAGGGCCGTCCAGCCTGTTGGCGAGGGACTGGGCAAGACGCGGGGGCCAAGGTGACGACGAGCCCCGCATCGAGTGAATCGCCGCCCCCAGGGTGCGCTGGGTCGCAAGACCGGGCGAGGAGTGACAGGTGCTGTCACCCTTGGGGAACCTATGAGGAGCATGAGTGATTCACTTCCACGGCACGCCGATCACGCCGAAGCTGGCGCTGGAGTCGATGGCCGGCCAGCACTTCTGCGTGAGCTTTGCCCGGCCGGACAGCCTCAAGACCTGCTTGCGCATCGGGCAGTCCCTGATGCTGGACAACGGCGCGTTCTCTGCCAAGACCCGCGGCGCGGAGTTCAACCTCAACGGGTTCTATGAGTGGGTCGACCCGCTGCTGGCGCACCCGCACTGGGGCGTGGTGCCTGATGTGATCGACGGGTCGGTCGAGCAACAGCGCGAGATGGTCAAGACGTGGCCATTCCCGCGTGCGCTGGGGATGCCTGTCTGGCATCTCGGCTTGCCGATCGACTACCTGCTGGAACTGGTGGACGGCTGGGGGCGCGTTGCGCTGGGGTCGTCGGGCCAGTATTGGCAGGTTGGCGGGCCGGCCTGGGCCGGCAGGATGGACGAGGCATTCAACGCCCTGGCGCGGAAGTTTGGCCGACTGCCGTGGACGCACGGGATGCGGATGCTGGGCCAGGGAACAGAACGGTGGCCGCTGTCCAGCGCGGACAGCACCAATGTTGCGCTGCATCATGCAGAGCAGAGGGTGTGCGCCAGCTGCATGGCCAAGCGCATCAATGCAGAGAACCCGCCGACGGCATGGAAGCCGATGGCATTGCAAGTGGAGTTGATATGACCCCGATGATCGCGATCATTGCCTACGCAGCGGCCATGGTGCTGGCGAACCTGTCTGTGGCCGTTCTCGGCCCGTGGGTGTCTCCGATCAATGCCTTCCTCCTGATCGGCCTAGATCTGGCGCTGCGCGACCTGCTGCATGTCCGCCTGCGGGTGTGGCAGATGGGTGCCCTGATCATTGGGACGGGCGCGTTGACGTACGTGCTGAACCCGGCAGCGGGGATGATCGCAGTGGCTTCTTCGGTCGCCTTCACTGCGGCGGCGGTCGTCGACTGGGGGGTGTTCGCCAGGATGCGAGGGTCATGGCTGGCGAGGTCGAATGCCTCGAACGCGGCCGGCGCGGCAGTGGACTCTCTGGTATTCCCGACGCTGGCCTTCGGCGCGTTGATGCCGCACATCGTGGCGCTGCAGTTCGTGGCGAAGGTGGCCGGTGGCGCGGTGTGGGCCTGGGCGCTACAGCCGCTGCGGCGGCGGATGGAGGCGGCATGAACGACCTGAGAACCGCCGCCCAGCAGGCGCTGGAGGCGTTGGAGGTCTATGCCACGCACCGGGGGCTTCCCGGCCCATGTCCAGTGAGAGACGTGGAATACGCACTCCGCGCCGCACTGGCGCAGCAGGATGAGCCGGTGGCGGCGGTCGGAACGCAGAGCGATGTCTGGCGCGGGTACAACGGGCAGTGGCAGGCGCCAGGGGAGCCCATCAAGATGGTGCATCTGCTGCGCGACCTGCCGATGGGGGCGCTCCTCTACCTTGCCCCGCCCCAGTCCAAGCCGCTGGCGGAGGAGGTGGCGGCGCTGACCGCTCAGCGCGACGATCTGCTGCAGGCGGTGAAGAAGATCCGCAGCTTCACCGTGGACGGGGCGATGGTGTACGCCGCGTTGATCGACATCAACTCGGTTGCGAGCCGGGCCATCAAGGCGGTGGAGGCCAAGGAATGACTGATGCCGAGATTGCCGAGTTCATGGGCTGGAGCCTACAGGCGTCCGACCGGATGAAGGACGAACCGCAGTCGTTCGTCGGCCGGGTTCACCGGCTGGTGGCGGAGGTGCGGCGGCGCGAGCAGGCGAAACTGGACGCCCTGAAGGCCGAGGTGCTGCCGGTGCTGCAGATCGGACTGGCTGCTGCGTCCGAGGTGGCCGAGAGGTATCACCAAGAGATGCGGGGCTACCGGCCGCACATCCATGCTCTGCTGGACGACAACACCCGGCACATGCAGTTGATGGTTGAGGCGCTGATGCCGCAGAAGCCGACATCCCCGATCGAGGGAGTGCCCGTATGAGCCACCAGAAGCCGCCACAAGCGCCGATCGGCCGCGTGCCGGTACTACCCCTGCCGCAGGCCCCCAGGCCCGTCTGCGCCCTGCTGAGGCCCCGTGAACCTCGCTGAGACCCTGGCCGCGCCGGACGTCCGGGGCGCGCTGAAGGCGCTGCCGGCGGACAAGAGGCTGGCGTACCTGTGGCGGGCCCGGTGGCTGCAGCAGGCGCACGGGCATCAGGTCTTGCCGTCGGGGGACTGGTGGTCGATCTGGCTGATGCTGGCCGGGCGGGGTGCTGGGAAGACCAGAACGGCCGCAGAGCAGGTGGGGTGGTGGGCCTGGGAGAACCCGGGGACGCGCTGGCTGGTGGCGGCGCCGACGTCGTCTGACGTGCGGGGGACGTGCTTCGAGGGCGACTCGGGGCTGATGAGCGTGATCCCTGCGCCGCTGATCGCCGAGTACAACAAGGCGCTGCACGAGCTCCGCCTGACGAACGGGTCGCTGATCAAGGGCATCCCGGCGTCGGAGCCTGAGCGCTTCCGGGGGCCGCAGTTCCACGGGGCTTGGTGCTGCATCCCGGGGACGCTGATCGCCACGCCGGGCGGAGAGCGGCCAATCGAGACGCTGCGGGCTGGTGATGTCGTGCTGACCCGGCATGGCCCCAGGCAAGTGCTGGCGGCTGGACCGTCGGGCAATCCCGCGGATCTGGTGAGGCTGGATTGTGGCGAGACGAGCTTGACGGTGACGGAGGACCATCCCATACTGGTGGGCGACCAGTGGGTGGCTGCTGGCGACGTCAAGGAAGGCGCTTTGGTATGGGCTACAAGTACATCGGCGGCAGGTACGCGCATCGGGTCATTTACGAGCGGCATCATGGGCCGATTCCGGCTGGCTGGGTGGTTCATCACCGGGATGGCGACCCTGGCAACAACGACCCTGCGAACCTTGAGGCAATGCCTCGGGCTGAGCACAACCGGATGCACCAGACCGGCAAGCCGGCGACGGCCGCTCAAAAGGCTGCTGCTTCGGCGACCCTGGCCAAGCTGCGCACTCCCAAGGATGGGCGCTGCCTTCAATGCGGCGCCGGGTTTGTCTCCTTGGCCGTTGGGCGGGTGGGTTCCTTCTGTTCTCGCGACTGCTTGGAGCGGTGGCGGCGCAACGTGTTCGAGCCCGAGCAACGAGCCTGTGAGGTTTGCCGGGGAGCGTACATCGCGACGAAGCATTTCCAGCGGTACTGCTGCCGGGCGTGCAACAACCGATCCAAGGTGCGCACCTATCGCAGTCAACCCGCTGGCGGTACGCCGCGTCGAACGCTTGCCCAACGCTGCGACGTACAACCTGACGGTTGAGGGCGAGCACGAGTTCATCGCCAACGGCATCGTCGTCCATAACTGCGACGAGCTCGCTGCCTGGGACTACATCCAAGAGTCGTGGGACCAGATCCAGTTCGGCGTGCGCCTGGGGGCGCAGACGAAGACGGTGATCACGACGACGCCGAAGCCGAAGGACCTGATCATCGAACTGATCGGGCGGGAGGGCGACGACGTCGTGGTGACGCGGGCGTCGACCTATGCCAACCTGGGCAACCTGTCGGCCAACTTCAAGAAGCAGATCCTGCAGTACGAGGGCACGACGCTCGGCCGGCAGGAGATCCATGCTGAGATCATCGACCCCGAGGAGGGCGGGATCGTCAAGCGAGGGCACTTCAAGCTCTGGTCGCACGCGAAGGCGTTCCCGAAGTTCGAGTACGTGCTGCAGAGCTACGACTGCGCGACGTCGGAGAAGACGCAGAACGACCCGACGGCGTCGAGCACCTGGGGCGTGTTCAAGCCCGAGGACGGGCCGATGAGCGTGATGCTGATCGACTGCTGGCAGGACCGGCTGCAGTATCCTGATCTGCGGCCGAAGGTGGTGGACGAGTACGACACCGTCTTCGAGTCCGGGGTGGACGGGCGGGACCGCAAGCGGGTGGATCTGATCCTGATCGAGGACAAGTCGGCGGGGATCTCGCTGATCCAGGACCTGCAGCGTGCTCACCTGCCGGTGCGGGCGTACAACCCTGGGAAGGCGGACAAGCTGCAGCGCCTGAACATCGTGTCGCACATCATTGCCCGGGGGCGGGTGTGGATTCCCGAGAGTTCGCAGCGACCTGGGTATGTGCGGGACTGGGCGGAGCCGCTGGTTTCGCAGGTGTGCGCGTTTCCGAATACGACGAACGATGATCTGGTGGATACACTGACGCAGGCGCTGAGATTCCTTCGCGATGCGGGATGGCTGGAGGTTGACCCGCCGCCGCAGGATGACTGGGACGAAGACGACTACGCAGACACCGGGCGGGCAAAGCGGGAGAATCCCTATGCAGCGTGAGCAGATACCCGGCGGGCGGGTATGGCCGGTGTATGAGAAGCACGTGATGCTCGACCGCGGGCAGGAGGCGACGGAGCACCTGCCGTCGCCGTTGTGCTGGTGCTGTCCGAGGCTGGAGTACGTGGACCCTGAGACCGGGAACGAGGTCTGGGTGCATCATGAGCCGCACTAGGGAGTGACGATGGACCTGATGGACGAGGAGCTTCGGCGAGTGCTGGCGGGGACGGCTGAGCCGACCCGTCGGCGTGAGGAGGTTCCTCCGACGGCGGCTGAGTTGGCCGCTGCGTCGCGTCCGTCGTTCCGCACGTCGAGCCCGGGCCGGCGCACTCAGCGCGGTGGCGGCGAGGCGCTGGAGACGATCGGCTCGGCCGTGCTGGGGAGCATCCCTGCTGGTCTGGCGGGCCTGGGGTATCTGGGCGCCGGGCAGGGCCCCGAGAAGGCCGCAGACGCCGTTCAGAGGGTGCAGGACTACCTGACCATCGACCCGAAGACAGAAGGCGGCATACGGGCCGTCAGGGGCATTGCCGAGGGCCTGTCGCCGCTGGGGGCGATCCCCCAGGCTGCCGGCGAGGCGACGCTGAGGGCGACGGGCTCTCCGCTGCTGGCCACTGGGGCAGAGTTGCTGGCCGACCCGCTGAACCTGCTGGGGGCGGGTGCTGCTGCGCGGCCGGCGGCGCGCGGTGTTGCTGCGGCCGGGCGCGGGGCGGCGAAGGCGGGCAAGGCGACGGTGCAGAGCCTGGGCCCGAAGGCTGCCGAGATGGCCGAGGCGTACATGCGCCGGGCCGGGATGATGCCCGACATCTTCATCGGCAAGAGCGCCAAGACCTGGGACGCTGCGTCGAACGTGCGCGCGGTGGAGATGGAGAAGGCCGGCGCCGACCCGCGGGACATCTGGTCGCAAACTGGAAACTGGCGGGCGCCTGATGGGCAGTGGCGGCAGGAGATCAGCGATGTTGAAGCTCGCTTCACTCCCGACCCGCAGGCAAAGACAGTCGCTGAAGTCCTGTCTCATCCAGAGTTGTTTCGCGCCTACCCTGAGTTGCAGTCGATGCGGATGACGGTGGATCCCACTGGTCAGTCGTCACATTTTGCTGGCTTCGGCGTTTTGCCCGAGGAAATTACCCTTGGCCGCGGGGCGACCAAAAAGACGGCGCTTCATGAGGCTCAGCACCCGATTCAAGAGCGCGAAGGGTTTGGCGCTGGCGCAAACCCGGATATGTTCGAATACAAGTTCAAGCAGACGCCAGAGCAGCGCGCAGCGTTCAATGCGTTTGCGAATTTGTCCGCAAAACTCGGCGGGCCGGCCGACTTGAGGCCAAGTGACATATCGCTCTCTGGTGATGTGTATGAATTCACGCAATCGATTATTGACGGGCTTGACTTCAACACCCGTCTGCCAAAATCGGAATGGGAGGATTTAAGACAATCCGCCAAAGCCGCTGGCTTGGAGCCCCCAAAGAGTCAAGAGCAACTGTGGATGCTTGGCGAGGACGTGACAAGCGCGTTGAATCGCGAGACAAGCAAGGCGGAGCTTACGCCGACGCAGCAATACTTGAGAACCCCGGGAGAGGCGGAGGCGCGGGCTGTAGAGGCGCGCGCAGGCATGACTGCAGAGCAGCGCCGCGCGACCTTTCCAGAAGAGAGCTATGACGTCCCCATCTCGGAGTTGAAGGACGTTGAGCGGCAGGGGCCTACGACGGCTTTGGCCACGGTGTACCACGGTTCGCCGCACACCTTTGCTCCTGAAGAGGGCGCGCCCCTTGGGAGGTTCCGGTCAGAGAAGATTGGCACGGGCGAGGGCGCTCAGGCGTATGGGGTTGGAACCTACACGGCGGAAGCGCCAGAGGTGGCGACTGGATACCGCGAGCGATTGACCGGCAAGAATCCCAACGTGTTCCTGCTTGGCGGCAAGGATGTGTCAATCGTTGGTGGGTCGCCGGAGTGGAAGACGTTTTCTGACGCGGCCAAAGGCCAGGGTTATTCTCAGGAATCTGCAGCGCTGGCATATCAAACCCTGAAGGAAAAGAAGGGCGACCTCGACGCGGCGAGTGGGGAATTGACGTGGATGGATGACGCCACGAAGATTCACGACGAAGCCGCGAGCCTTCTCAGGGCCATGCAATACAAGCCAGAAGGCGGCGCCCTATATACCGTCGACCTCCCGGATCCGATGATCGAAAAGATGCTTGACTGGGACAAGCCGCTCGCGCAGCAGGGTGAGATTGGCCGCTCAATTATTGAGGCGCTGAACGCCGAGGAGTTGCTTTTCAAGGCTGGTGCGCGCAATGAGGGCCGGCTGACTGGGCGGGATGCCTACGAGACGTTTGCCAAATTCTTGTCTCCCGAGGGAGCGTCTCGCGAATTCCAGGGCATGGGCATTCTTGGCATCAAGTATCTTGACGAGGGAAGCCGCGCCGCCGGTCAAGGCACCCGCAACTTCGTCGTCTTCCCCGGCGAGGAGAAGAACCTCACCATCCTGCAGCGCAACGAAGAGAAGCTGCCCACAAAGAAGGCCCAAGGCGGGCCTGTTGGAGGAAGCATGAGCTACACGCAAGCGGCGGACGTGATCGCCGGCAAGTTGGTCGGCCAGGGTGTTGACCCTGACCGCGCGATGACGATGGCGCTGCGGATGTCGGACGCGCAAATGAAGGCCGGCGGGGCGGTGCTGATGAACGAGGGCGGCGACCTGTACGAGGCGGCGGAGCGCCAGATGCGTCAGAGGCGCTCGGCGCAGAACGCCCTGTTCAAGCCCGAGCCGGTGCGGATGCGCAAGACCTGGAGCGGCCCGCTGCCCAATCGGCCGGTGGTCGACGGCCGGACGATGGTGAGTGCTGAAGAGCTCGCCGACTTCCGGCGCCAGTTCGGCGCGCAGATGACGCTGCGCGACCTCCTGAATGCGGACAAGGGCCGTGGGCCGTCCGCAGCCAATCCTGCTGCGAGGGGCGTGCAGGGGGCGAACATCGCGCCCCGCAGCGCACGGGTGCGGCCTGACGAGGCGGCTACGCTGCCGGCTGCGGGTGCGGCGGACATCCCTGGTCTGATCATGCAGGGCATGGCGCAGGGGGCAGAACGGGTGCCGGCCGGGCGTGGGGCCGGTGCGGCGTTCGTGGGCGCTGGGCTGCCGCGCGCCATGACGGGGGCGAAGCTGCTGCGGGAGCACCCGAGCATCTCGCCTGAGCGTCGCCAGATGCTCAAGGAGATGGAGGACTACATCAACGGTCTGAACAAGGAGCGCATCGAGCCGACCTTTGCTGCCGGCGGCGCGGCCAAGGGTGCGGCCGGGGCGGCTGCACGTGCTGCGGCCCGAGCAGAGGGTCGGCTGGCAGAGAAGGCTGCCCAAGAAGCCGCCAAGAAGGCCCTGGAAGCCGCTCCGCCGCCGTCGCTGACGTCTGCCATCGACCAAGCCAATCAGATGCTTGCGCAGGGTCGTTCGCGCCCTTATGCCAAGCCCGAAACGGTGCGGCAGATGATGCTGGAGCGCGCGGCCGCGATCAGCAAGGACGCGCCCAAGTTGACGGAGCAGGAGGTGGCCTCGCGGGCGCAACGGCAGGTGCTGGCGCGCCTGAAGTGGGAGCGCGAAACCCGCCCTGAACTGCAGAAGACCTACGGGGAGCTGTCGCCGTCGTCGTATGACATGCCGGCGCCCAGGCGCCTGCGCAACGCCCCCGAGGTGGTGGCGGAACGCGCCGAGAAGGCCAGGGAGTTCTTGAGCAAGCCCACAGAACCGTGGACGCCGCCGCCTCCTGAAAAGCAGGCGTTCGACCGAGCGATGATCAAGGAGGCGATGGAAGGCTTCCCGGGCATCGAGCAGACGCGCTTCCCGCGGTACGAGGCGCCGCGCGCGCAGACCGACTACATCAACGAAATCTACGACGACCCGGCCAATCGCGCGCTGATCAAGCAGCAGATCGGCCGCGGCCTACCGTTGGGTGGCGAGACGTTCTATGCGTCGCTGTACCCGCTGAAGATGGCGGCACTGGAGCGCGGCATTCCCGCCGAGAAGTTCGATCAGTTCGTCTATCAGACGGCACCGGCAAGCGCGCGCAACTCGATCATGAACGAGATGGCCGTGGGGCAGTTCTTGCGCGACATGAACGCGCGGGGTTTGCCGCTTGATGAGGCCACGGTCACCGCCGAGATGGCCAAGTTCAAGCAGCAGTATGGGACGGGTCTGCCGCTGATGCCGGTGCATCGAGAGGGCGTGCGCAACGTCATCGAGGGCGGGCTGAACATGCGGGATCTGCTGAAGGCCGACATCCCGACCAACTACAAGATCCCGACCTACGGCACGCAGAAGGCTGGAGACTTCGGCAAGAGTGTCGTGCTGGACGTCCATGAGGCGGCTGGACAGACGCAGGGAAGCAGGTTCCACCCCTACTTCACCGAGCAAGGCGGGTTCGGCCCGACGGAGTACGGACTGGCAGAGAGCAAAATGCTCGACATCGCCAATGAAATGGGCATTCCTGGCGGTACGGCCCAGGCCGGCAGGTGGTTCGGCGGCGGCGAACTGACTGGCCTGAAGTCACCGCGCGGCGACGCGCTGGATCTGCTGGAAAAGCAGACCGCCTACACGCTGCAAGGCCAAGGCATCAACCCGACACCGAAGGCCGTGCGCGAGTACCTGCTGGACATGATCGATACGGGGCGCGGCGTGCTGATGCCGTACTTCAAGGGTGCGCCGATGCCTGACGTCCGTACGGTCAAGAAGGAAGGCGGAGAGGTCACTCGTCAGGGCGCTCTGGCATAACCGATAGGTCAACAACATGGCAACCGAGTTCCCGATCGATCCTGAGTTCAACCGCTTCGTGCAGGGGATGCCCCAAGACGCTGACGGCGAGACGCCGGGGGTTGAGGTCGACCTTGAACTGACCGAGTCGGACATCGAGGAGCTTCCTGATGGCTCTGCGGTGGTTCGGCTGGACACCAACGGGCCCCAGGACAACGAGGACTTCTACCAGAACCTCGCCGACAGCGACGTCATCGACCCGTTCGAACTGGACTCGATGGCGCTGAAGTTCCTCGAACTGGTCGGCAAGGACAAGCAGGCGCGCGAGCAGCGCGACAAGCAGTACGAGGACGGCATCCGGCGCACCGGGATGGGCAACGACGCCCCAGGCGGGGCCACGTTCGCTGGCGCGAGCAAGGTCGTCCACCCGGTGATGGCCGAGGCGTGCATCGACTTCGCGTCCCGGGCCATCCGAGAACTGTTCCCGGCCGACGGCCCGACGCGCACGAAGATCCTCGGAGACGTCGATCAGGACAAGATGGAGATCGCCGAGCGCAAGCGCGACTTCATGAACTGGCAGTTGACCGAGCAGATCGAGGAGTTTCGCGACGAGCAGGAGCAACTCTTCACGCAACTGCCGCTCGGTGGCTCGCAATACCTGAAACTCTGGTACGACGAGGACAAAAAGCGGCCCTGCGCTGAGTTTTTGCCCATCGACAACGTGCTTTTGCCCTTCGCGGCGTCGAATTTCTACACCGCGCCGCGCGCAACTGAGGTCCACAACCTCTCAAAGTACGAATTCGACCGTCGAATTGCGTCTGGACTGTACCGAGACGGCAGTTTCATCCGGTCAACGATGGACCCGGAGCCCACTGCGGCGCAAAAAGCCACCGACAAGGTCGAGGGAAGGTCGGAAAACGAGAACGAAGACGGCGTTCGGCGTGTCTATCACATCTATACGTGGCTGGAGGTCAAAAACGACACCTTCAGCAAGGGAAAGATGGCCCCTTACATCCTGATGATCGACGATTTGGAGTCGGAGGTCATCGGTTTGTACCGAAACTGGGAAGAGGGCGACGAAACGATGACGAAACTCGACTGGGTGGTCGAGTTCAAGTTCATCCCGTGGCGCGGGGCCTATGCCGTGGGCCTGCCGCACCTCATCGGGGGCCTTTCTGCGGCTCTGACGGGCGCTCTGAGGGCCCTGATGGACTCGGCGCACATCAACAACGCCGCGACGCTGCTGAAGCTCAAGGGCGCGAAGGTGTCTGGGCAGTCGCAGCAGGTCGAGGTGACCCAGATCGCCGAGATCGAGGCGGCGCCGGGCGTTGACGACGTCCGCAAGCTGGCCATGCCGATGCCGTTCAACCCGCCCAGCCCGGTGCTGTTTCAGTTGCTGGGCTGGCTGACGAGCGCAGCGAAGGGGGTGGTGACGACGGCCGAGGAGAAGATCGCCGACGTCAACGCGAACACCCCGGTGGGGACGACCCAGGCTCTGATCGAGCAGGGCGCGGCCGTGTTCTCGGCCATCCATGCCCGCCTGCACGAGTCGCAGTCGCGTGTCCTGAAGGTGCTGAGCCGGATCAACCGATGGTACTTGGACGACATGCGCCGCGGCGAGGTGGTGGAGGACCTAGAGGTTCGTCGGGAGGACTTTGCCCGGGTGACGGACGTCATCCCGGTGAGCGACCCGCACATCTTCAGCGAGACGCAGCGCATGGCGCAGACCCAGGCGGTCATGTCCCTGATGGAGAAGAACCCGGACATGTTCAACCGCCGGGCGGTGCTGATGCGCTTCCTGAAGCAGATCAAGGTGCCGGGCATCAACGAACTGATGACCGACGCGCCGGCCCCGGAGAAGCTGGACGCCGCGAACGAGAATGTGGCCATGACGATCGGCCAGAGCGCCTTCGCCTACCTGGAGCAGGATCACTTCTCGCACATCGTGACGCACCTGAAGTACGCCTCGGACCCGGTGTTCGGGGCCAATCCGATGGTGGCGCCGACGTTCCTACCCAAGGCGATGGAGCACATCAAGCAGCACTTCGCGCTGTGGTACTTGGCTCGGATGAAGGGCTACGTCAACCGCTCGCTGGGGCGGCAGCCGGACGACTACGCCGAAACGGTGGACCCGAAGGAGCTCGACAAGCTGTTCGGCGCGGCCGCAGGGCACGTGGCGCTGGACGCTCAGGAGACCCTGGCCAAGACCATGCCGGTGATCCAGCAGATGGTCGAGGTGCTGGAGAAGTTCAAGCCCAAGCCCGAGATGACGCCGGACGGTCAAGTGCTGCTGCAGACCAGCATGGCCGAGACCGAGCGTCGCAAGGCGCGCGATCAGGCCGAGATGCAGATCAAGGCGCAGGACAGCACTGCCAAGCTGCAGCTTGCCCAGCAGAAGCAGATGGACGAGAAGGATCTCGCCATCGAGGAACTCCAACTGAAGCTGGCCATCGCCCAGGGCGACCAGGAGATGAAGGAGCGCATCGAGACGGCCCGCCTGACGCGGGATGCGGCCCGGTTGAGACTCGACCAGGACAAGACCGTGATCGACACCATGAAAGGAGCAGGAAGTGGCTACCAGTGATCAGGAGCAGAAGAGCGTGCTCGTGCCGCAGCACAAGCGCATGGCGATGGGCGCCAAGGTCGACGGCCAGTCGATGCAGGCCAAGGATTCCGGCAATGGCAAGCCGGCGCAAGGAGGTCTGTCCCAGGCGACGAAGAAGAAGTGAAGACGATCGCAGATCTCATCGGCGGGATCACGTCTAGGCAGGCTGAGATAGCCGCGTCCCTCGCTGCGGGCAATGCAGCGAACTGGGAGACGTACAACCGCATGGTGGGTCAACACGCCGGCCTCGCAGAGGCTCTGGCGATCCTCAACGATTTGATGAAAGACGACGATGAGCGAGATGGGCAAGGCGTTTGACGACGCCGAAATGGCTTGGGCATTCCCGAGCGTCGACCCTGGCGCGAAACCTCTGGGCGGGCGCATTCTGGTGCAACTGCGCCGCGCGAAGAGGAAGGCAACGAAGGCGGGGATCATCCTGGTCAGCGAGACCAAGGAGACGGAGAAGTGGCAGAACATGGTGGCCAAGGTCATCGAGATCGGGCCGCTGGCGTTCCGCAAGCGCGACACGATGGAGCCGTGGCCGGAGGGCAGTTGGTGCCAGCCGGGCGACTACATCCGCGTCCCGAAGTGGGGCGGCGACCGCTGGGAGGTGAAGGTTCCGGGCGAGGATGACCTCGAAGACCCGGCGCTGTTCAGCATCCTGAACGACCACGAGGTGATCGCCAAGGTCACCGGCAACCCGCTGGAAATGAGGGCCTTCCTGTGAGCACCGACAAGCAAGAAGATCACATCGACGTTGTCGAGGAGAAGGACGGCAGTGCTGTCGTCGACCTCCCCGACGAACTCGCCCCTCCCGAAGATGCCCAGGAAGGGGCCCAGGAGGCCGCAGGAGACGACGGCGGGGACGTGGACAGGCCAGGGGACTCCGACGCCGTCCGCGAGGCCCGCAGGAACCGCCGCCGGGCCAAGAAGGAACTGGTGCGGCGGACCAACGAGGAGAAGGATCAACGCCTGCAGATGCTGCAGCGCCAGAACCAGGAGCTCATGGAGCGCCTGTCGGTGGTGGAGCGCAAGACGCAGTCGTCCGATCTTGCCCGGCTGGACAAGGCCATCGAGGACGAGGAGCTTCGCTTCCGCTACGCCTCCCAGAAGCTGCAGGAGGCCACGTCGTCCGGTGACGGTGCGACGATGGTCCGAGCGCAGGAGATGTGGTACGAGTCGCGTCGCAAGATCGAGGCGATGAAGAACCTCAAGGAGCGTGCGACGCAGGCCACCCAGCAGCAGCAGGGCGCCGTGAACCCGAGCGTGACGCGGCTGGCCAACTCCTGGATGGAGCGCCATGACTGGTACGACCCGTCGGGCAATGATGAGGACACGGCGATCGCCAAGGTGATCGACCGCAAACTCACCGAGGAGGGGTGGGACCCGTCGTCGAAAGACTACTGGGAGGAGCTCGACAGGCGTTTACAAAAGCGCCTGCCGCATCGCTATACTGACTCCGTCGATGACCATTCTCGAAGGAGTAGGCCCCGAAGCGTGGTGACGGGATCGGGACGTGAGGTCGGTGCCGGCTCAAGCCGCTCAACTTTCGTACTCTCGCCAGAACAGGTGAGGGCGATGAAAGATGGAGGCTACTGGGATGACCCCCAGAAGCGGGCCAACATGATCAAGCGTTACGCCCAAGAGGCACGAAGCAGGAGCAACTGAAGATGGACGGTCGTCTCAAGAAATCTCTGTCCGCTGGCGGACGTGAAACTCGCGCGAGCGAGGACGCGGTACGGCAAGCACCGGAGGAACAGTTTCACTCGACACAGGAACGTCGCAGGATGTGGAGTGACGAGTGGACACAATCAGCGCTGCCGAAGGTCCCGGACATGCCGGGATGGCACCTTTGCTGGCTATCGACAACCAACGCCTACGACAGCATCGACAAGCGGATCCGACTCGGCTACGTTCCCGTTCGCGCGGATGAGTTGCCTGGGTTCGAGAACTACAAGGTCAAGGCTGGCGAAGACGTCGGTTTCATCGCCTGCAACGAGATGCGCCTGTACAAGCTCCCCATGGACTTGTATCAGGACGTCATGTTGCAGATGCACCATGAGAAGCCCATGGAAGAGGCGGACAAGATCCGCGTCCAAGTGGAGAACCTCCAAGGTGCGCGTGACAGCCGGGGCCGAAGCCTCGGTCAGGTCGAGGGCGAAGGCTTCGGCGATATGGATCGAAACGTCAAGATCCCGGTATTCGCTGGGTGAGACAAAGGAGAAACTCATGCCTTCCACGAGTGCTCCGTTCGGCCTGCGTCCCGCGTTCCATCCCAGTGGTCTGGATCGCGCACAGGCGCTCGCCAACGGAATCCAAGCAGTCAGCACGAGCGGCAACGTCTCGGCTGGCTACGCCACCACCATCCTGAAGGGCCAGCCCGTCAAGATGGACACGGGCGGCTACATCGTCGTCGCTGGCGCCGGTGATGCGTTCCTGGGCGCCTTCGCGGGCGTCGAGTGGACGGACTCCACGGGCCGTCGTCGGGTGTCCAACTACTGGCCTGCGAACGAGTCGTTCCAGGTCGGCTCGGTGGTCGCCTACTTCTACAGCGACCCCAACATCGTCTACGAGATCCAGACCGACGGCACGGTGGCGCAATCCACCCTCGGCGGCGAGGCCGACCTCAGCAACACGACCGCGGGTTCCACGACCACGGGTCTGTCGCAAGCGACGCTGTCCAACAGCGTGGCCGGGTCCGGCACGGCGCAGATGCGGATCATCGACATCGCTCCGTACCCCGACAACGCCTGGGGGGACTCGTTCGTCATCGTTCGTGCCACTATCGCCGAGTACCAGTTCGCTGGTGCCGCCGGTACGGCCATCTGATAAGGAGGCTGGATCATGGCAGCTCCGATGAGAAGTACCGACTTTCGTTCGATCGTCGAGCCGATCCTGAACGAATGCTTCGATGGCGTCTACGACCAGCGCACCGACGAGTGGTCGCGGGTCTTCCGGGAGTCGCAGGGCATCCCCCGCAACTACCACGAAGAGCCCGTGCTCTACGGCTTCGGCGCGGCGCCGCAACTGCCGGACGGCACTCCCGTGTCGTACCAGCAGGGTGGCGTGCTGTTCCTGAAGCGCTACGTCTACAACGTGTACGGTCTGGCGTTCGCGCTGACCAAGGTGCTCGTGGAAGACGGCGACCACATCCGAATCGGACAGGTCTACGCGCGGCACCTCGCCCAGTCGCTGATCGAGACGAAGGAGACGCTGTCGGCCAACGTGCTGAATCGCGCCTTCAACAGCTCGTACCCTGGCGGCGACGGCGTGCAACTGAACAGCGCATCGCACCCCATCGTCAACGGCACGTTCAGCAACCTGCTGACGACTGCTGCGAACCTCTCGCAGACGTCGCTGGAGCAGATGCTGATCCAGATCCGTCAGGCGGTGGACAACAACGGCAAGCGGATTCGTCTGGTGCCCCGCCAACTGGTGGTGGCCCCGGGCAACGTCTTCCAGGCCGAGGTGCTGCTGAAGTCGGTTCTGCGTGCCGGCAACGCCAACAACGACATCAACCCGATCAAGTCGATCGGTCTGCTGGACGAGGGCGCGGCGGTTCTGTCGCGTCTGACTTCGCCGACCGCATGGTGGGTTCAGACCGACGCGCCGGAGGGCATGAAGCTCCTGATGCGCCGGAAGCTGGAGAAGACCATGGAAGGCGACTTCGAGACGGACTCGATGCGCTACAAGGCGACCGAGCGTTACGACGTCGGCTTCACCGACCCGCGCGCGATGTACGGCACGCCGGGCGTCTGACGACCTGGGGGGGGCTTCGGCCCCCCTCTCTGACAAGGAGAGCGCGAGATGTTGCGCACGACTCGATTCCCGAATGGCGTCACCAACGTCGGCGAAGACAGCATCTTCGCCCAGTTGGGTCAGCCGGCTCCTCCGAGGTTCGTCACCTACATGGAGGACTTCTTCTACTACAACGCGGCCAACTGGACCGTCACCGAGACCCAGGCCGGCGCCACCCAGGCGCTGACCGACGGCGACGGTGGTCTGCTGCTGCTGACCAACACCGCGGCCGACGACGACCTCGTGGCGCTGCAGAAGGTCGGCGAGGCGTTCCGGTTCACGGCCGGCAAGCGTCTGTGGTTCGAGGCCCGCTTCAGGGTCAACGATGCGACCCAGTCGGACGTCGTCATCGGCTTGCAGATCACCGATGCTTCGCCGCTGGATGTGACGGACGGCGTGTTCTTCATCAAGGCCGACGGGTCCACTTCGGTGAGTCTGGTGGTCGAGAAGAACAACACGGCGACCACCACCTCAGTGGCCACCCTGGCGAACGACACGTTCATCACGCTGTCGTTCTTCTACGACGGTGCGTCGCAGATCCAGTACGCGGTCAACGGTGTGGTTCAAGGCGCGTCGGTCACGACCAACTTGGTGGATGACGAGGACCTGACGGTGTCCTTCGCCATCCAGAACGGCGAAGCCGCGGCCAAGACCATGACCGTCGACTACATCTTCGTGGCGGAGGAGCGCTGATCATGGGTGCATTCAAGCCGATGGTGAAGATGGAGACGACCGAGCCCTCGGTCGAGCTCAAGCTCAAGTCCGGTGGTGAGGTCAAGAAGCAGATGGGCGGCGCCATGGCCCGGCCTGCCGCCATGAGCGGCCTGCCGGCGCGAGGCGGCATGATGCCTGCTGCAGCGCCCCGCAAGCCGTCCATGGCGGCTCGGCGGCGTGCGATGCAGGCCATGCCCTCTGCGGCGGCTCCTGCGGGCCCTGTGGGGCGCGCGGGCCGCATGATGAAGGAGGGTGGCGACACCCTTGCGGAGCACGCCTCCAAGCCCGCCAGCAAGGCCCACAAGGGCCTGAAGACGGGTGGGGTGGCCAACGCCCAGGGCGGCTACGCGATGGGCGGCAAGGTGACCACCAAGGTCGCCACGGCGCACCCGGATCACTCGCCGGCCAAGACCGGCGACGTGAAGATGGGCGCGGCGGGCTACAAGACGGGCGGCGTGGCCAAGGCGAACGCCGGGGGCTACAAGGAGGGTGGACGCCCAAAAGCCTACGCCACGGGGGGTCGTGTTGACTCTGGTGCCCCCGTGGCGATGCCTCAAGGCCGCAAGGCCCCGTCCAAGCCGGTGAGCATCAGCCGGCTGTCTGGCACCTTCAAGGAAGGCGGGAAGGTCGATCGCTACGACGAGATCAAGGCGATGGACATCCCGAAGGAAGCCAAGTCGATGCTCCAGCAGGCGGAGAACGAGAGGGCCTACAAGGCTTTCGAGGCCGACCAGAAGCGTGGAGAGTCGTCCATCGGCGGGATGCTTTCGGGCATTCCGAAGATGGTGAAGGGCCTGTTCAACCGTGCGCCGGCACCTGGGGCGGTGACCAAGACGGAGAAGTCCGTCACGGTCGAGCCCAACAAGAAGCGCGGCGGCGCCTGCTGAATCAGCGGGGGCTTCGGCCCCTGCTGTCCTATGAGGGTCTGACATGACCATTTCGTCGATCTCGCGCCAGGGCGCGTACGAACCGTTCGAGCTCCAGGTGGCTCGCAACCAGATTCAGGGCCACAGGAGTGTGGAGGTGTTCGGCTTCAACGCCGATGTCGACACGACTCAGGTGTCGGTGTGGCCGCTGGCGAGCCTGATCCCATTTCCGGCTGCCGCCCTGCAGATGACGGTCAGCTCGACCAACACGAACGACGCAAGCGCTGGCACAGGCGCTCGAACCGTCGTGGTGCAGGGTCTGGATGCAAACTACAACGAAGTCACCGAGGTCGTCACCCTGAACGGCCAGACGGCCGTGACGATGGCGGCGTCTCTGCTGCGCGTGAACTACGCCTATGTGGCCACGGCCGGCTCTGGAAACGGCGCCGCAGGTGACATCTACATCGGCACGGGTGTTGTGACTTCGGGCGTTCCCGCGACCACCTACAACATCATCAAGGTCGACTACAACAACACGACCACGGGAAGCTACACGGTGCCTGCGGGCTATACCGCGTACCTCTCGCAGGGGTTGTTCTCTGCCGGTCAAGCCAGCGGGTCGACTCAAGTGCAGGGCAGGCTGATGACCCGCGGCACCGACAACATCCGCCGCACTGCTGCGCTCACGACGCTGAACAACGGCGTGGCCGACTATGCGTTCGAGTACCCGCTGGCGGTGCCTGAGAAGACCACGGTCGAGGCGACCGCCATCGGCAGTGCGAACAACAACGCGGTTTCTTCGTTGTTCGTCTTGGTCTTGATCAAGAACGGGCCCTGACATGCCGGCCAAGAGCAAAGCCCAGTTCCGTCTGATGAAGGCGGCGGAGAAGAACCCCAAGTTCGCCAAGAAGGTCGGCATCAAGCCGAGCGTGGCGGCTGAGTTCACCGAAGGCCGATCCTACAAGCGCCTGCCCGAGGTGAAGAAGGCCGGCGGAGGGTCCTGCTGGTGAAGGACGTCAGTCTGGCCATCGGCCGCGGTGAGAAGCTGCCGGCGAAGCAGGGTGCTGGGCTGACGGCCAAGGGTCGCGCGAAGTACAACCGCGAGACCGGCTCGAACCTCAAGGCGCCGCAGCCTGAAGGCGGGAAGCGGCGCGACTCGTTCTGTGCCCGGATGGGCCCGGTCGCTGAGAAGAGCGAGAAGGGCAGCCGGGCGCGGGCCTCCATGAAGCGCTGGAACTGTCCGGGGTGGTGATGTACTCAGGCACGGTCGGAACCACGGTCATCTCGGTCCAGAAGCTGATTGACCACGGCGCGCGCCGGTGCGGCAAGCTGGCCGAGGAGCTCACGTCGGAGCAGGTGCAAGCCTCGCGCGACGCGCTGTTCTACGCCCTGTCGAACCTGATCAACATCGGGATCCAGTACTGGGCGATCGGCAAGACGGTGATCGGCCTGCAGGCCGACAAGTACATCTACGACCTGCCGGTGGGCGCGGTGGACGCGCTGAACGTCCTGTACCGCCGGATGAACCGCCCGTCGGGCAACGGCGCCTCCAGTGCTGGGGGCAACGTCGCGAACGCCTTCGACGGGAATGTGGACACGGTCTGCACCCAGGTGAGCGCGAACGGCAACCTGTCGATCGCCTACAGCGGGTCGGAGTACATCGGCTCGATCGGCATCCTGCCTGGGGCGTCTGGAACCTTCAACGTGGTCTTCGAGACCTCTCAGGACAACGTCTCGTGGACGACCCTGTACGACCCGGGCGCGACGGCCTGGGTGAACGGCGAGTGGCTCTGGTACGACATCGACCCAGGTGCGTCGGCCCCGTACTACCGGATGCGCGAGACCGGGGGCGCGACGCTGAGCGTGCGTGAGTTGTACTTCGGCAACAACTCGACCGAGATCACGATGGCCCGGCTGAACCGGGATGACTACACGAACCTGCCCAACAAGAACTTCACGGCCAACCAGCCGTTCCAGTTCTGGGTGAACCGCACGATCCCCCAGGCCAAGCTGAACCTGTGGCCCGTTCCATCTGACCCCTTCGTGCAGATGACGGTGTGGTACTCCCGGCAGGTGATGGACGTGGGCTCCCTGTCGGGAGAACTGGAGATCCCTCAGCGGTGGATGCTGGCCGTGCAGAACATGCTGGCGCACCAGATGTCGCTGGAGCTGCCTGGGGTTCCTCTGGACCGTGTGCAGTACCTAGAGGGGCAGGCAGAGAAGTACCTGACCCTGGCCGAGCAGGAGGAGCGCGACAAGTCGCCAATTTTTATCGCGCCGTCGATAGCGTGCTATACAAGGTAATATCTGGAGCAAAGAATGAATTTGCTCTCAGGCTTCCACCGGCACCACATCATCCCCAGGTATCAGGGCGGCACTGACGCGCCTGAGAATCTGGTGCTGCTGCACCCGATCGACCATGCCATCGCGCACTTGGTGCGGTTCAAGCTGTACGGGAATCCCGCGGATGGGTGGGCATACAACCGCGTGCTGAACGGCCTGAAGGATGAGCTGATCCCCAACCGCAAGGGTATCCCGAAGACCTACCTTCGAAAGCCGAAATCGCCCGAAACGCGCGCCAAGATCAGCGCCGCCACCAAGGGCAGGGTTCAGCCGCGTGAGGCGGTCGAGAAGACGCGCAAGGCCTTGATGGGCCGCAAAGCCAACGAGACGCAGTTGGCCTGCTTGGCGCTTGGAAGGTCTCGGCCCGAGGGGTATGTCAGCCCGCTGAAGGGCAAAACGAGATCGACTCCCTGGATGATTGGCCGCAAGCCGGCCAACGCAGGCGTGCCCGCGTCGCAAGAGACGCGTGACAAGATCTCGCAGACTCACAAAGGCCGGAAGCAGTCTCCAGAGCAGGTGGCCAAGCGAGTGGCCGCGCGGCGCGCTACCTTGCAGGCGCAGGGGAGGACGGTCTGATGCCCAGGTTCCTGAACACCCTGGGCAACGCGGTTCTGTCCGTCGCAGTGTGCGACCGCTGCAAGATGAAGCGCGCGCACGTCGAGTTGCGGCCGGACCCCAACTTCCCGGGCCTGCAGGTGTGCGGACGGGGATGCGCTGACGACAAGGACCCCTATCGCCTGCCGGCGCGCAAGACGGAGCGCATCACGATCCGCTTCCCGCGGCCAGACGTGAGCGTGGCGGTCAGGGACAACAACCTGATCACGGGCCCCTATGACCACTCCGTGATCTCGACGCAGCAGAATACGCAGGTGCCGTCGAACAACGGCAACCTGGACGGGATCGAGGTCTGAATGGCAAACGTCACCATCACCCAACTGCCGGTGGCCGGCCCCATCACGGGGACGGAGCTTGTGCCTGTTGTTCAAGACGGCCAGACCCGCCAGTCGACGGCTGCGGCGATCGCGGCGTCCCCGGCGCAGTTCCAGACCTTCCTGACGCTGAACCAAGAGCCGACGCTGGCCAACAGCCGCCGGCTGACCGCAGGAACGGGCCTGGGGCTCGCGGACGGCGGAGCCCTGTCCACCCTAGCCCTGAGCCTCAACGGCGCCTCTGGGAGCCTGGAAACGGCCCTGACGGGCATCGTGGCGAAGACCGGCTCGGTGACGGTGGAAGCCAGGACGCTGACGGCCTCGGGGCTGGGGCTGAGCATCACGAACGGCAATGGGGTGCTGGGCAACCCCACGTTCGCGCTGACGGGGCAGGTGGCCGATCTGGCGAACATCTCGACCCCGGGAATCCTGGCCTCGAATGGGTCGGGGCTGAACCCGCGGGTGCTGCTGGGCACGGCCGGCGAGATCGACGTGGCGGACGGGAACGGGGCTGCCGGGAACCCGACGGTGGGTCTGGCCGACAACCCGGTGATCCCGGGGACGGGCGGCGTGAAGCTGCCCACGGGGACCACGGTCGAGCGCAACCCCAACACGAACGGCTACCTGCGCTACAACACCGACCTGGGGGTGTTCGAGGGCTACGCCAACGGGTCTTGGCAGACCATGGTGGTCGGCGGGGTGACATCGGTCAATGGAAGCGGCGGCACGACGGGCCTGACGGTCACAGGAGGCCCGATCACGACGACGGGCACCCTGACCCTTGGCGGCGTGCTGAACGCGGCTTCTGGGGGCTCTGGGCAGTCTTCCTACACGGCTGGCGACATCCTGTACGCGAGCGCATCGACGACGCTGTCCAAGCTGGGTCTTGGGACGGCGGGTCAAGTACTGGTTGCTGGCGCATCGGCCCCGAAGTGGGACACGGTGAACGGCGGGACATTCTGAGGACACGAACATGGCACAAACAGGCTTCACCCCGATCCAGTTGTACCGGACCACCACGGCTTCGACACAGCCGACGGCTGGGAATCTGGCCGCGGGCGAACTGGCGATCAACCTGACGGACAAGAAGCTCTACGCCAAGGACGCGAGCAACAACGTCTTCCTGCTGGCTGATGCGTCGAGCGGCGGGACGACTGCAGCCAACCTTGCCGGCGGCGCTGCGGGGTCCCTGCCGTACCAGACCGGGGCCAACGCGACCACCTTCCTAGGCATCGGTACGGCCGGTCAGGTGTTGCAAGTCAACAGCGGGGCCACTGCGCCTCAATGGGTGAGCAGCAGCGGCACCGGCGATGTTGCTAGGACAACGAGTCCCAGTTTCACAACCCCGTCGTTGGGTGTTGCAACGGCAACCAGCATCAACAAGGTTTTATTCACCGCCCCCGCCACGGTCGCTACTTTGACCATTGCTGATGGCAAGACGCTGGCTGCAAACTCGTCTTTGACGCTGGCTGGAGTTGACGGCAAGTTATTGACCATAAATAACAGCTTGGTTTTTGCTGGCACTGACGCAACCACAATGACGTTTCCGTCCACAAGCGCTAGTCTTGCGCGGACGGATGCCGCGCAAACTTTTACCGGCACACAAACGTTTGCGCCTGCTGCCAATACATCTGGAATTGTCTCAAGCTCATATAGCTTGACCGGCGCCAATGCTCAGGCGCTGGTAGATTTGTCTGGCACATGGAACACCACGGGCACGCCCGCCGGCATTAGGCTCAACATTACCGATACTGCGTCCAATGCGGCTTCGCTGCTGCTGGATTTGCAGGTTGGGGGGGTGAGTAGGTTCAGCGCAGCAAAGAATGGAAGTTTCTCTGCGGGGCCATCTAGGGCACAAATTGTCTGGAGTTACGAGGGCGGATCATTTTCGACGACAAAATGGACCGCGTATCTCGACCTGAATACAGTAACGACACAAATTCTTGGGTTGGGATTAAACTATATCGGGCTTCAATCTGTCGAATCTATCAACTGGTCCAACGGATTCAACGTCCACGGTACAGGCGGGAATGTTTTTGACCTGTCAATTCTCCGCGACGCCGCAAACACCCTAGCCCAGCGCAACGGGGTGAATGCCCAGACGCTGCGGGTGTATAACACGTTCACGGATGGGAGTAACTTCGAGCGCGGGCGCTTCGCCTGGGCTTCCAATGTCCTGACGATTGGGACGGAGAATGCGGGGACGGGGCTTGCAAGAGAACTGGCATTGCAAACTAGTGGAACTGATCGCATACGTATCGACACATCCGGGAATGTTTGCGTAGGCGCAAACTTGCCTGACAATTTTGGTACCGGAACAAATAATCTAGAAGTCAGAAGCGCCAGCGGGCTTGCGAATTTTTACGTCAATGGAGCCGGGACCTTAAAAGGTGGGCTAGTAGCAGATGTGGCAAGCGGTTTTTTGTCACTGCGAACGGTTACAAACCACGCAATAACTTTTAACATAAACTTCTCGGAAAAGGCCCGCATTACACCTGCGGGGAACGTGGTCGCCGGTGGGTCAATAGCCCTAGCCACCAATGCTACAGATGGTTTTCTATACGTCCCAACTTGTGCCGGAATTCCCACGGGAGTACCCACGGCAATTACCGGAATGGCACCCATCGTGGTAAACACCACGAACAACAAGCTTTATTTCTACTCCGGCGGCGCATGGCGCGACGCTGGACCCTGATCACCTACCCGCAACCTGGAGCAACAAACCATGATCTACACCATCGACATCCGCGACGACTACACCCCGCCCGAGGGTCCGCTCTCTGCTGAGCAATACGTCGAATTCGTGATGAACAACGCGGCCAAGAGTTATCAATCCCAGTACGGCACCGAAACTGTCAACGGCGGCGTGCAGGCGGCGTGCGACGTCTACAACCAATCGATTCCGCCGTTGAAAGAGGAAGCGTAGACGCTTTCGGAAGCGCCTGATTCGCGTGTTAGAAAGTAGTAGAGGAGTCTCTCGTGAGCGAACCGAAGATCAACCTGACCGACCTGTCGGTCAACGACGTCAACCTCATCATGGCCGGCCTGGGCAAGCTGCCCCTGGAGGCCACGGTGGAACTGTGGGCGCGCCTGAAGCAGCAGGCCGAGGCGCAACTCAAGCCTGCCGAGCCCGCGGAGGGCTGATGATCTACCCGGCGCGTGGTCTTCTGCGGTGGCTCTTGGAGCGGTCTCGTTTCGACGGGATCGCCATCCCCCCCTTTGGGGTGTGGATCGAGCCCAAGCACTTGAACAGCGCCGGGTTGATCAGGCATGAACTACGCCATCTTGAGCAGGCCCGTGAGATGGGCGTGCTCAAGTGGTATGTGACCTACATCTGGTTCACCCTGCGGTACGGATACCGCGACAACCCCTTGGAAGTGGATGCCCGCGCGGCGCAGAGATCATGAGCTTGACCATGCAACAGAAAGCCGACATCGCCAGCGAAGCCGCCAAGGCAGCGCCGCCCGTCACAGTCGCTGGCGCGACGATCGCTGGCGTGCAGGTGAATGACCTGATCCTGTGGGCGACCCTGATCTACATCGTGCTGCAGATCGGGTTTCTGCTGTATCGGTGGGGCAGGATGCACTTTGGGAAGAAGGTCGAAGAATGAAGGCGCGCATCGCCGTCGGGGCGCTGAGCCTGTCGGCGATGGGCTTGGTGGGGATTGCCCTGCATGAGGGCTACACCGATCGGGCGGTGAGGCCGCTGCCGACGGACGTCCCCACGGTGGGATTCGGCACGACCAAGCGGCCCGACGGCAGCCCGGTGCAGATGGGCGACACCGTCACCCCGCCCCAGGCTCTGGCGAGAGCCCTGGCGGACGTCCAGAAGTTCGAAGGGGCGCTCAAGCAGTGCGTGAGGGTTCCTCTGCACCAGCACTCT